CCTTGGCAATGTTTATGAGGCAGTCCCCTACCCGACCGGAGCCGAAGCAAAGCGTCTCAAGGTTGGCTTCAAGATCAATGGAAAGTGGAATTATCAGATCTGTTTCGTGACGGATCAGGATGACGTTGACCGTATGCTGGACGAAATGAGGGCGCGCCTCATGGATTGCGAAAAGATTTCCATCACGAGATGTGACGGTTTTCGCCTGAAGGGAGGCGAGGCCGATGAGTGATTGGAAGCGAGAGAAAGAGGCGATTGCCGGTCGTTTTCTCCTTCAATACAGATCAGAGAATATGGTTGTGGTCGGCTGCCTTGGCAGTCTGCAGGCCAGAGAGCTCACAGAGAATCAGATCAGCTTCATCCGGGCTTTCTATCACGCAGAGGGTGAAGCGAGGATCGCCGACATCTTTGTAAGCACAAAAGCACGGTATGCCTTGACCAATTTCAATGGATTTCTCATCTTTGAGAAAAAGAACAGAAAGGATGATTGATGATGAATAGACTTGCTATTCCGAACAGGGTTTCTCAGAAGTTCACCAGCGCAGAGGGACGCAGGGAGATTATGAAGGAGTTCGGCGGTTCTCCCCTCCCCTTTCACGGACAGAACGAGGATGGTGAACAGGTCCTTGCTTCGATCAGGAAGGACGGTATCACAATTCAGACGTATCAGAGCAACGGCTGGCTGCGGATCAACTATTACGACCATGAGGGAAGGGCCGCGGGCGAGACCTTCAACGGCAGATGGCGATAAAATCGAAAAGTACCTGAAAAGTGCCCGGTTTGTACCCGAAAAATACCCGGTTTCACCCCTTGTTTGTACCTGGTCAAGGGTGATAAAATTCAAAATGTCAAAAGCGGCGAGGGAAACACCTCGACCGCTTCTTTTTATGCAAACAGGAGGGCGATCACATGGAGGTCAGAGTGGAGCATCTGCCGATCGGCAGCGTACACCCATACGAAAACAACCCGCGCAGGATCGAGGCTGCCGTTGGTCCGGTCATGGAGAGCATCAAGACGTTTGGCTTCAAGGTGCCGATCGTCATCGACGTCAACAATATCGTTGTTGCTGGCCATACGCGCCTGGAAGCCGCCAAGAGGCTCGGCATGGAAGAAGTGCCGGTTATCCGGGCAACCGATCTCACGGAAGATCAGGTCAAGGCATATCGGCTTGCTGACAATCAAACTGCCATGCTCGCCGAATGGGATCACGACGCATTGAAGTACGAGCTCGATGACCTGGATAAGGTTTTCGATATGCAGATCTTCGGCTTTGAGGATCACAAAAAGCGCAACGCCGACAAGAAAACCGAAAAGGCGCCGGCGGCAAGCGTGACCGAGTATGTGAAGTGTCCGCGCTGCGGCAAGCCCATCAAGCGCTGGGGAAAGGGTGAGAGCCATGAGTGAGAAAAAGCGCTGTGACGTCACCTACACCGACCTCTCATCCATCAGACCGTACGAGCGCAATCCCAGGAACAATGAACCGGCGATCAACGCCGTCGCTGCCAGTATTCAGGCTTTCGGCTTCCTGGTTCCCATCGTCATTGATAAGGACGGCGTCATCGTTGCTGGTCATACGAGGTATCAGGCGGCGAAACTCCTCAACCTCGAGCGCGTCCCTACGATCCTTGCGGACGATCTGACCGAGGATGAGGTTAAGGCCTTCCGGCTTGCGGATAACAAAACCGCAGAACTGGCCGTGTGGGACATGGATCTCCTCGATCAGGAGCTTGCCGAGCTTGACGGCCTGATTGACATGGAGGATTTCGGTTTCTTCTCCGAGAGTGAAGAGGATGAGGATGCTGATTATGATGGTGCAAAGGAGCTGGATCTTGATGAGTACGCTGACAGAAAATTCGAATACGAGTGTCCCGAGTGCGGCTTCCACTTCTCCGTCTGAGCATCGCTTCCCCTGGAAGTGGTATCTCTCTGACCTGAAGAACATCCCCAAGAACGGCAAGAAGGTTTTCTCTTGCTTCTCGTGCGGCGGCGGTTCCTCGATGGGATACAAGCTGGCCGGTTACGAGCTCCTGGGCAACGTGGAGATCGACCCGGCGATCATCGAGCTCTACCGCAAGAATCATCACCCCAAGTATTCCTATCTGCTTGATGTACGTGACTTCTTCGCGATTCCGGACGATGAGCTTCCGCCGGATCTTTTTGACCTGGACATCCTCGACGGTTCTCCCCCGTGCTCTGTCTTTTCTATGGCAGGCAACCGGGAAAAGGGATGGAACACAGAGAAAAAATTCCGGGAGGGACAGAAAGAACAGCGGCTTGATGACCTCTTCTTCTGGTTCATCAAGATCGCGGATAAGCTCAACCCCCGCATCGTGATCGCCGAGAACGTCGCCGGATTGATCCGTGGCAATGCCAAGGGCTATGTCAACGAGATCGTCAAGGCCTTCGATGCTGCCGGATACACGGTGCAGATATTCCTTCTCAATGCCGCAAAGATGGGCGTGCCGCAGAAACGCGAGCGCGTCTTTTTCATTTGCAAGCGGAAAGATCTTTTTCCTGACGCCAAGAAATTGATCCTCAATTTCAATGAGCCGCCTATCCCCTTTGGCGAGATCAGGACGGAAACCGGAATCCCTCTCAAGCCTGACAGCAAGTATCTCCATTTGCTCAACAGGAGAAGGGAGAGCGACAGATCTATCAGCGACATCTACGAGAGGCTGCATGGCCGGTCTTCTGGATTCAACAACACCATCGAATCTGATAAGCGTGTATGTTCGACCGTGGTATCCGGCGGCGAGCATTACAGGATGTGCGATGGCATGAAATTGTCGGCACAGGATTACATCAATGCGCAGTCCTTCCCTCAGGACTACGATTTCGGCAGTCAGAACGTCCAGTATGTGTGCGGTATGAGCGTGCCGCCGGTTATGATGGCCCAAATCTCCGCTCAAATCTACGAACAATGGCTCTCGAAGGCCTGAGATTGGGGGGATGAATGTGGGCTGGGAAGAGAACATCAAACAGCACCAGTTCACCTCCGATCAAAGCCGCGAGGAAGCCGCAAAGAACGGATCGAAGGGCGGCAAGAAATCAGGGCAGTCCAGACGCCAAAAAAGGATCTTCATGGACACGGCGCGGAAGGTCTTGAAGATGAAGCCCAATGTCGACCGCAAGACGCTCGAAAAGATGGGATATTCCGGCGATGCAGATCCGCAAGTCGCACTCATCATCGTCATGGCGATGGCTCAAAAGGCCATGAAAGGCGATGCGCGTTCTGCTGCGCTGCTTATGGAGATGATCGGCGAGGACGCGACCTCCGTTGCCGCCCAGGAGAGGCTTGAGCTTGAGCGCGAGAAGATGAGGCTCAACGGCATCGACCAGAACAATGACAGTCTGGAAAAGGCCAAGGAGCTGCTGGGAGTGATTGATAGTGCCTTTTAGCTCCATGCAGCAGGACTTCTTCCTCAATGCGACTCACCGTTGGAATGTGAAGTGCGGCGCGACGCGATCAGGCAAGACGTTCATGGATTACTTTGTGATCCCCAAGCGAATCCTCAACACAACCGGCGCCGGTCATATTGTCCTGCTGGGTTACACTCAGCAGACCCTCGAAAGAAACATCCTCGCCCCGATGAGGAATATTTGGGGGCGTGAGTTGATTGGCAACATCTCGGGCAGGACCAGCATGGTCAAGATCTTCAATCATAACTGCTATGCCCTGGGCGCCGACAATTCAAACCGTGTGGCTGCCATTCAGGGTGCATCCATTGAGTATTGCTATGGAGATGAGGTCACGACCTGGAACGAGAGTGTCTTCACGATGCTCAAGAGCCGCCTTGATAAGCCCAATTCCTGCTTTGATGGAACATGCAACCCGGATAATCCTCAGCATTGGTTCAAGAAGTTCCTGGACAGCAATGCTGACATCTATCAGCAGCGGTACACCATTCACGACAATCCCTATCTGGATCCGAAGTTCGTTCAGTCGCTCATGGCTGAATATGCCGGATCTGTGTACTATGACAGGTTTATTGAGGGAAAATGGACGCGAGCCGAAGGACTTGTCTACTCTGTTTTCTCAAAAGAAAAGAGCCTGTATGAGGAAATGGATGAGAAGATCCGGGAGAGATCCATTGTCCATGTGGCGGTTGACTATGGCACGGCAAACCCCTGCGTGTTCTTGCTCATCTATTATGATCCCGTCGATCAAGTTGTGTATGTGGACGCCGAGTTCTACTACGACGGCAGAAAGAAAGGCCAGAAAACCGATGCTGAGTATGGTCAGGAGCTCTTAAAGTTCAGAAAACCCACCGCATTGCCCGGCGGCGTCATTATCGACCCGTCGGCTCTTTCTTTTCGTACCGAGCTCAAGCGCCTTGGATACAGGGTGCGCGAAGCTGACAACGATGTTCTCAATGGCATCCGCAACATCTGTACGCTGATGATCCTTGGAAAGCTCAAGGTCAACGTCAGGTGTGAGAAAACCCTCGAAGAGTTTGGCGCATACGCGTGGGATGAAAAAGCCGCAGAAACCGGCACAGAACAGCCGATCAAGCAGTTTGACCATGCGTGCGATGCTTTGAGGTATTTCGTCAATACGGTCCTCAAAATGCGCCGAATCAGGCATTGATGGAGGTGTTTTCATGTTTGGAAGAATCATTTCATGGTTGAAAGAGGTGATGAACAAGATGTTTGGTCTTCGTTCCGAAACAAAGATTACCGGCGGTGTCCCGATCGCCGTTTCGTCTGAGATGGCCGCTGCGATTCAGCGCTGGCATGATGAGTACACGGGCAAGGCTCATTGGCTCAAAGAGCCTGGCAGCCAATCCCTCAACCTCCCTGCGCTCATTGCATCCGAAATGGCAACCCTTGTCACCCTTGAGGCTCAGGTGAACATCACCGGCTCTCCGCGTGCAGATTTCCTCTCTGAGCAGTTCAAAACGTTCCTCGAGAATCTGCACACCGTCACCGAGTATGCGTGCGCCATGGGCGGCATTGTGATGAAGGTGTATCCCGATGACGGCAACATCGCAATCGACTACATCCACGTCGATGACTTCTACCCCACGGCCTTCAACAGCCGCAGAGAGATCCGCGCTGCCGCATTCGTGGAGAGGAAGGTTGTTGGCGACAAAGTGTACAGCCGTGTGGAGTATCACTCCCTGGATGGCACAACGTACACGATCACGAACAAATGCTTCAGGGGATACACAGAGAATGACATCGGCACCGAAGTCTCCCTCTCCGAGATTGACGAGTGGGCTGATATTCAGCCGATCGCCACCATTGAGGGCATCGACTTCCCTCTTTTCTCGTATTTCCGTATCCCCATGGGCAACGCCATTGATCCCAAATCGCCCCTGGGCGTGTCCGTCTACGCCAAGGCGGAGAATAACATCATGGAGGCCGACAAGCAGTATCAGAGGCTTCTGTGGGAGTTTGAGGGCGGCGAAATGGCGATTGATGTATCTGAAAATGTGTATTTCGAGGATACTCAGAATCGCGTCATCCTGCCCACCGGCAAGGAACGGCTCTTCCGTCCGAACAAGCTGGAGATCAATGAGGGCGGTTCGGACATCTTCAAACCGTATGCTCCGACGCTGCGCGACGCATCGCTCATCAATGGTCTCAATGAGATCCTGGCGAAGATCGAGGATCAGACCGGCCTTGCGCGAGGCACGTTCTCCGACCGCCTCAGAGAAACGAGAACGGCAACCGAGATCAAGTTTTCCCGGCAGCGTACTTATGCGACAGTCACGGCCATTCAGATGGCCCTTGAAAAGGCAATCAATGGCCTTGTCAAGGCTATGGACACCATTGCAACCCTGTACAACCTCGCCCCTGCAGGCGAGTATCAGGTTGTCTGCACCTGGGATGATTCCGTTGTCACCGATGCCGACACTGAGCGTACCAGGGATGCACAGGAAGTCCGCGACGGCCTGATGAGGAAGCACGAGTTCCGCATGAAATGGTATGGTGAGGATGAAAAAACCGCACGCGCTGCCATTCAGGAGCAGGAACAGAGCGACGACGACATCCTGTTTGGCACTTCCGGGGAGTGATGCCTGATGCTCACGCCGAGTTACCTTGCCAATGCGACCGAAAGCATGGTGAATCTCTGGTCTCAGGTCGAGATGGACATCATCATGGATATTGCTCGCAGGATCGTCAAGAACGGCGGCACGCTGACCGATACGGCAAAATGGCAGATCGCAAAATCTCAGGAAATGGGCGCGCTGCAATCAGATCTTCAGAAGCAGCTTAAGGCCCTCACCAAGAAAACCGAGAAACAGGTTGCCAATATGATCTTTGATGCGTGCATGACGGCGATGGATTTTGACGACAGCCTGTACAAGAAAGCAGGCTATGACGTCGATCCTTTCCAAACGTCTCAGGCGCTCATTGATGTGCTCAATGCCGGAATCAGAAAGACCGGCGGCCTGATGAAGAATTTCACCAGCACAACGGCCAACACGGCAACGAAAGCCTTTGAAAATGCCCTGGATAGAGCATACATGCAAGTGTTGTCAGGAGCGTTTTCGCAAGAAGAAGCCCTGAGACGAACGGTTGATTCCCTCGCGTCGTCAGGCGTCGAGTTCATCCTGTATCCGTCTGGAACCAAATGCAGAATGGATGTGGCGGCAAGACGAGCGCTTCTCACGGGCTTAAACCAGACTGTTGCTGAGTTGCAGCTGGCGAGAATGGATGATCTCGGTATTCATCTCGTGGAGGTCACGAGCCACGCCGGAGCACGCCCTTCTCACGCAAAATGGCAAGGGCAAGTATACTGGCGCGGCAAGAAGATCAAGGGATATGAGAATTTTGAAGCTGTCACCGGATATGGAACCGGAGACGGCTTGTGCGGATGGAATTGTTATCACAGTTTCTATCCATTCTTCAATGGCATCTCCCAAAGAGCGTTTGAGCGCGATCCGTCAGCTCGACTTGGCAAAACCAACGATCAGGTGTACGAGGAATCGCAGAAGCAGCGCTATTATGAGCGCAGGATCCGAGAGACCAGGCGCGAATGTGTGGCGTATTCCGCTGCCAAGGAAGCGGCGACAGATCCAGCAGTCAAGGCCTCGATGGACAGCGCGTTTCAGAGTGCATCTGTTCGGCTCAAGCGCAGGGAGGCTGCCCTGGACGATTTCATTGCGCAGACGGGACGCACAAAGCTGCCAGAGAGGGCGCGTGTGTATGGTTTCAATCACAAAGTCTCTTCTCAGGCTGTATGGGCAAACAAAAAAGCGCTGGCATCCCAATCTCAGATGGCAGCGCAGGCATTTGCCAAGCAGCAGAAGATCAAGGCGAAAGGGACAAGTTTAAATCAAGATTTATAAATGTGATTATTGCAATGGCAATAACACTTGTTATAATTCTAC